AAAATGACAAGTAGTAAAGCCGTGATTGCTAAAGTAATTGCGGACTTAGGTTTAAATGAAACTGAAATACCTATTACAGATATACGTCAATGGATCGGAGAAGCCTTAATGAATATAGGTTCTGTTAATCAATTAGATCACAAAGTAGAAGTAATACCTATCAATGGTTATTAGGCTAAGTTACCATGTGACTTAGAAAGATTAAATAGTGTAGCTTACTCTACATGTGATTGTGGTGGTTGGATACCTATGAAAAAGAGTACTGGTACATTCAGTGTATATGATAAGAAAGATAACTGTGATTGTTGTAATATGATTATACACGATGATATATTAATACCATTAGTAAAGAACCTTCATAATCTTACTAAAGATAAAGACGCATTAGAAATACTTAATAAAGATACTAATACTAGATAGACACTTAGCACATTAATTAATAATTATACAGTTTGTAGCAAAAATGGTAGATTACAGCACACTAGTTTTAATGGTACTAATTTCAGTTATACGCCACAATATGATGTCAAACCAGGATATCTTATCTCAAATGTCCCAGAAGGATATGCAAAAATATCATACCACGCTATCTATACTGACGAAGATGGTATGCCAATGATGCCAGACGTACAGTCTTACTTTGAAGCTTGCTTTTGGTATTGTGCACAAAAGATTCTTTATATTAAGTATATAAAAGGAGAAGTACACAGATAGTTGTGGATAGATGCTAAGAACTCTTATAACTTCTATAGAAAGCAAGCATATGCTGAATCATTAATGCCGAACCAAGACGAATTAACTAATATCAAGTACACATGGAATACATTAGTCCCAGAGATAGATGAAGAACGTACTTTCTTTAGTACTACTGGTGATAGACAAGAAATTTATAATTAGAATTATAATAGATTATGGAGATAAATAGCCAAGTAAATACATTTCTCGAAGGAATGAATCTAGATTCTGATATTACTATGCTATCTGACAAGTAGTATAGATGGGCATAGAATGTTAGATTGTTAACAGATAATGCCGGAACTACTGGAATTCTATAGAATATAGAAGATGTTAGACAATATTTAGGAGGTTTAGAAATCTCTGAAAATATACTAGGTACGGCTGTTAGTAGATGGTATAATACAGATAAAGAAAAAGTAGAAGAATGTGGAATAGTATTTACTAAAGAATTGTATGAACAGAATAGAATTAATAATCTTTGGATAGTAACTGACTTTAATAGCATTAGCCCAACTTGGACACTGATCGTATCGGCTTAGTTAAACGTAACAGATAATGTATCTATTGTCACTAACTTTGAATCTAATAATGTTAGTAAAGTATATATATCTGATGGCAATACTTCTATTAAATGTATTAACATATAGAAAAAATATAATACTAGTAAGACTAGTCCTATAACAGATAGTACATACTTTGATCTGTTACCAAGTTCTACTATTGCTCCATTTAAGTTTATTGAATGGACTTCTGGTAATTTGCCAGCAGGTATGGTACAGTATTGTTATTAGCTATTCAATGTGCATGGCGGTGAAACTACAACTTCATCACTAAGTTCTATGATACCTGTATCTTCTAGTAACACTAATTCATCTAAAAACTTTAATGGAAACAATAAAGACGAAAGTACAGACAAAGGGTGTCTATTGTCAGCTACATTATTTAATGACGGTAGATTTGAAAGAATTAGAATAATTGGAATACAGTACACTAATAAAAATCAAGTACCAAAAATATACATTATAAATGAATTAGATTTGCCCAAATCTGATAATCCTACCATTACTTTTACATATAATGATATAGGTAAGAATTATATTAATGAGTTATCCATTGAAGAGTTTAACAATATAATTCCGTTTGAATTTAATGCTAAGAGTATAGCTAAAATGAATAATAGGTTATTTGCTTCAAACTTACAAGAAATAACATGGGATGTAGCTTACGATGCTAGGGCATATAGGTGCAATAAAAATGGAACAATATAGCTAAATTCTAGTATAACTGAAAATTCTTTAACTTTAACTTTTGATTAGTTATTGGGTCAAGGTAACGACTTTATTATACCAGAAGAACACGACTGTATTAATCCTATGAATAGTCAAATAGTATATCCAAATAATGAAACTGAAGAATATGCTTACGGCTATGATGATAGTAGAACCATTAGAGGTGGCAAAGGAGTAAATATAAGTTATAGATTTGTTACTACAGACTTAATAGAATCTGACAATACTCCATCTGTAGATGAAGAAGGTAATAAATTATTAGCTTATAATATGGAATTATCTGCATCTAAAAGAGTAGACGCTACTATTAAGTTAAAATGTCCAGAGAACGGTCAAACTGTATATATCTATAATAATGATAATACATCTAGAATAAGAAATTATAGCGATCCATTTTACGTATCTAATTTTTTAGGGTATTAGAGAGACGAAGTATATAGATTTGGAATAGTATTTTATAATTAGAAAAATATACCATCTCCTGTACATTGGATCGGAGATATTAGATTTCCATCTGGTGATATTGAAGGATATGAACCATTTACTTTTGCTGATACAGTTGATGGAACTGGTAATTATGAATTAATATCTCATCCGTTAGGTATAGTATTTTATGTATAGAATCTTCCTACAGATGTAGTAGCTTATGAAATAGTAAGATGCGACAGAACATTAGCAGATAGAACTGTAGTTACTTAGGGATTACTAAACAAAACTGTTAGATTCAATGGGTGGTAGAATAATACTGAAGATTATAGAGCTGAATATTCTATTGGTAGCATAGATAGAAGACCTACTATTATGCCAACGTTTACAGACACTACCGTATCACCGTTTGCACAAGGAATATATCACATATATGATAACAAAATGGTATAGCAAGATACTCAAGCTATAAACCCAATGGACGTTAACGGTATATTTGATTTAGTAACAGCTGATATATGTTTTAATAAAGAAAATTCAGATTCTATTGTTACTAGTAATATGAATATAGTTCCATTATATTGTGCTCATTCCGCTACATATTGTAATGATAATAGATATAAACATCACAGACTAGGAATACCTTTCACAAAAGTGTTAGGTAGAAATGATAACAATTAGACTGAAAATTCATTTGGTGGTGTAGTAGAAGGATCGGATTATGATGGAGATCGACCAGCTATTAAATTAGAATCTGGAGTATTTGACGGGTTTGAGTAGAATGACGGCAGACTTAGTGGAGGGGTGTGTAAATATTATTAGATGTTTGGTAAGAACTATGCTCATAAAGACAATTCTAATTTGCGTCAATCTTTTCCTATAAAAGATGTTACTAAACCAACTAATATTTCTCCTTATCAAGAAGCTTTTGATGCTAAATAGATAGTAAACTATATAGATAGATTTGGGTTTATCAATTATAGTATTGGTTCTAATGAAGCTCTTGGACCACATGGAGTATGTTTAGCTGTTAGTGCTCCAGATGTATACTCCGGAGGTTTTACTGGTATACGTACAACGCCAATGCTGAGAAAGTTTAGATATAATTCTGTACTTTTCGTTAACATAAAAAAAAGTGCTACTCAGTATGGTGGTAACACATTTATAAGTAGAAGTTATTCTACTTATTATAGTACTAACACTTATGTTAAAACATCTTGGGAAAAATATGATACAGCTATGTGTTTCGGTGGTGATACATATTTAGGAGTATTAGATTATGCACACACCTTGTTGTTTACTAGGAATGACCCAGACGATAGAAACGGTTTTAAGAGATTTGTTGCAGCTTATATACCTTTAGAATCCAGTGTAAACTTGCACTATAGAAACGATGAACATTTTTCTCAAGATACAACAGTATCTACTGGCAATGCTCAAACTGGAGAGGCTAATATATATTTTTTAACAGAACCTGGTGCACTAAATACAAACTATACTCAAGGAAAACCTATGTATACATATAATTCAGCATATTCTAGTACTAATACCGCTAAAGGTTATATTCAAAGTTCTATATACGCTGAAGATAACGTAAAGAGTATGAATCGTATTACGTGTTCTGAAGTAAAGTCTATTAACGAATAGACAGATAGTTGGACTAAATTTAAATTTGCTAATTATTTAGATACAGATAGTACATATGGACCTGTTACTAATTTAAAAGTATTTAAAAACAGATTGTATTTCTTTTAGGATAGTTCTGTGGGTATAGCTTCTGTCAATGATAGATCATTAATTAATGACAATAATGCTGGAGAACTAGTATTAGGTACTGGAGGAGTATTAACTAGATATGATTATTTAGTTACACAAAATGGTAGTAGTATCATAAATGATAAAAGTATTACTAATTCAGAAACAACTTTATACTGGCACGATTTTGATAAAAATGTAATATGTTCGCTAGGTAACGGATTCAATGAATTATCTAAGGTAAAACAAGTATAGACATATTTAAATAGATTACCAGATTCAGCTAGAAGAAATCCAGTATCATTTTATGATAAGAAATATAATGAAGTGTGGTTTAGAATATATGACAGATGTTTAATATTTAATGAACAATTAAATGTATTTACTTCTTTCTATACTCACAATCCAAACTGGTTCTTCCCATTCTCTACTAGATTAATTACTATCAAAGATAATAATTGTTATTACTTGCATAATATGTATTATGTAGATGATAGTAAAGAGAAAGAAGAACGTATATCTTATATAAGATTTGTAGTGAATAAAGATATTGCATACACAAAGGTATTTGATAATCAATGGTTTTCAGCTGAATTTGAAGATGTTGGAGATGAGGAAAAACCTACTTTAATAACTGATATACATTTTGAAACTAAGACACAAGTTACTGAACCAATAGATTATAATCAGATAGAAGTTAGAGAGGATAATTACAGATTTGCAATAAGTAGAGAAAAACAAGATAAACCAGATTTACAACAATAGACTAATATGTCTTACGCTGGAAGAATGAGAGGAAAATATTTGATTTGCAATTATACTTTTGATTGCAACGATAATAAAGAATTTAAGCTTCCGTATATTAAAACAACTTATAGATATTCAATGTTATAATATGAAAAATAAGAAATTAAAAAGAGTTCCTCAATATGCTTTCGGCGCTGATGCTATTTCAAATTGGGGAAACATGAGTGGAGTAGATAAAGCAAATGTAGTTACACAAGGAGTTGGAGCTATAGGTAGTATGATAGGTAACGCTACTAGTGGATAGAAACCTACAGCAGCTGGTGTAATAGGTGGCATAGGATCTGGAGCTGCAATGGGCGCTTCTATTGGTGGACCTTGGGGGGCAGTAATAGGTGGAGCTATTGGTGGTATTACTTCAAGTATAGGTTCTGGTGGTTCTGTTAATGAGTAGACTGGTGAGTATGAATTACCATCAGGAATAGCTGGTCTATTTGGTCATAGTAAAAGTTATATACGTAATAAAGCTGGTAGAATTAAAAATGGTATTCAAGCTAGACAAATGTCTGAGCAAGTAGCAGCTGATTACTATTAGGAAAATGGATACAATGAATTAAGTTTATCTAAAGGTGGAGTAGTACCATCTACTATGGCTTACTTAGATGATGGTGAGATGTTAAGAACACCCGATGGAACTATAGGATCTATACCAGAAGAAGGTAAACCTACAGATTCTAATTTATTAAATGTACCTGTTGGAACTCAAGTATTAAGCGATAAATTAAAAGTTCCGGGAACTAATAAAACATTTGCAGAAATGGGTAAGAAATTGATGAAGAAAAGCAAAAAGAAAGTTAACAACATATACGCT